TTTACTTTCTGGAATGCAAAAATATGCTCGTCCAAGTTGGCGGATCGTCGGTTGACGTTCGGTGTGAAGCGATCCTCTCTGGCCCTCGCTTCGGGCCGCTGATCAACATCTTCGGATTTATCGAAGCGATGATGCCGCTGCACATCCGCCCGACGCTCGGACAGGGTGCATTCTGGAGCCAAGTGCTCACGCGGATGCTCGAGAAGTTCGAGCCGACCACGGAATACATAATCTGTCTGGACATGGACAGCTTCATCAGCCGCGAGACGGTTGAGCACCTATTCGCCCTCGCCATGACGTTCCAGTGCGATGCACTCGCGCCAATCCAAACCAAACGCGAGGACGGCAGGCCGATGCTCACGCTGCTCGACACGCTCGACAACCCGCCCGAAGGCGGCGTGACGCAAGTGCCGAAAGAATGGTTTGGTCACCCGGTGCAGCAAGTGGACACCGCTCACTTCGGCTGCACGATCATCTCGACCGCCGCTCTGCGCCGCATGGCGAGGCCGTGGTTTCACGAACAGCCGGGGCCAGACGGGCGGTGGGATGAAGGCCGAACCGACTCCGACATCTCGTTCTGGAGGCAGTTCAAGGCGTGCGGCAACCGCCTCTACATCACGCCGCGAGTCTGCATCGGCCACGGCGAGTACGTCATCACATGGCCTAGCCAAGAACTAGGGAAGCCTGTGTTTCAGTATTGCAACGAGTGGCAGGAAACCCGCAAGCCGCCAGCCTCTGCATGGAAGGTGGATTGAACCGTGAAAATACGGATGCTCCGACCCTACGGTGCGTACAAGCCGGGCGAAGTCCTCGACCTCCCAGAACGGCAGGCCGAAGGCCTCGTCGCGTGGGAGTACGCCACCGAGGTGCGCGACTCGCAGCAGACCTTGATTGAGACAGCCAGCGTCGAGCCGGTGACCGAGACGGCTGACGTGACGCCGAGGAGACGAAAAAGATGAGACGCTACCGCAGCCTTAAGCGACTGACCGCCCCGGCTGCGGAGCCGATCACCCTGGCCGAGGCCAAGAGCCACCTCCGCGTGGACACTACGGCAGACGATTCGCTGATCACGGGCTACATCACTTCAGCCCGCGAGTGGTGCGAGGACTACATTGACCGTGCCTTGGTCACGCAGCAGTTGACCATGCGGCTCGATGCGTTCCCTGCCGAGATTGAACTGCCTCGCCCCCCGATGGCCGTCGCTGGCACGGCCACGGCGGTGTCGGTGACCTACACGACCGGCGACTCGCTGGCGACCGCTACGCTCTCGACAAGCTCTTACCGCGTGGATCGCGACGCTTCACCGGGCGTCATCCGCAACATCTACAACGGCTCGTGGCCGTCGCACCTACTCGACCAAAACTCTGTGGCCGTCACATGGTGGGCAGGGTATGGCTCCGCAGCCGACGTGCCGCAGCGGGTCAAGACCGCTTTGCTTATGTGTGTCCACGAAATCTACGAGAAGCGCGGCGGCGGCGAGATGCCCGATGCAGCCAAGCGGCTGCTGGACTCTATCGCCTGGGGGTCATACACATGACGCTTGACGGGCGGGTGAACGTGGACGTGTTGTTCCACGACTTGAACGGCACTTCCTCGATCAAAGTGGTCAGCCTCAGCAACTCCGTCGAATATCCGGCCGGTAAGGTAGCGGTGGTCACCGGGACGGCTGGAACGGCCTCAGTCAACTTCGGCTCCTTAGGCCAAACGACCTACCGAAACGCAGCGGGCCAAGCGGTGCTGATGGACTCCGTGGAGCGAGTGATTTTCACATGGAGCGGCGATTTCCCGAGGACGCTTGTTGACTACGGGGACTCACAGTTCTACCTGCAATCCGTCAGGGGCATCCCTGCTGTGACGTACTACCCGGCATTCATGCCAGCGATTGAGATGTCTGCTGGCGTCGGTACGGGGACATACAAGATCATCCTTTGCGAGACTTTTAACCCGTGACCATCGAAGGCCGCATTAGCGTTGACGCGACGTTCCACGACAAGAGTGGCGACGAGGCATTAAACGTCGTGAGCCTGAGTGCATCGCGTGAGTACCTGACGGGCAAGGTGGCCGTGGTCACCGGCACTGTTGGAGCGTCAAACCAAACTTTCCTGACTGATCCCTCAACGTACAGGAACGCTGCTGGTTCAATCGTTTCATTTGAAAACGGCGTGAGCGTGATTGCGTTCACCTGTTCCTCTGAGGCTCAGTTGTCTGAGGTGTCTGGTTCGGCATACTCCCGCGTCCTCGCCAATACGCCTGTCGTGCTGCATCCAGAGACAGGCGGCATCGACGGCTTTACCATCCGAACAAACAGCGGCACAGCTACCTACACGGCGGTGATGTATGGCTCTTGACGCTGGGACACTCCGCGAGCGCGTTACGGTGCAGCAGGCGACCGAGACTCGGAACCGCCTCGGGGAGTCCGTGCTTGAGTGGGCGACGTTCACCGAGGTGTGGGCAAACGTGCAAGGCGTATCGGCTCGCGAGTTTCTCCTTGCCGGTCAGCAGCAGATCGAACTGTCACACCGCGTGAAGATGCGATACCTGACGGGCCTCACGTCTAAGATGCGGCTGTCGTGGCGTGGCCGCACGCTGGAAATCATCTCGATCCTCGAGCACGAAAACCGCAGCATCCACGAACTGATCTGTCAGGAGGCCGTCTGATGGCTGTCTCTGGCATCAAGATCAAGCTGAGCACGACCGAGTTCGCCGACCTTGTGCGTCGGATCGGGACGTTCTTTCCCGCGCCGCAGGCGGCGAAAGTGCTGGCCCCGATTATCCGCAAGGCGATTGACCCCAACGTGCGAGCCCTGCGGGCGATTACGCCGGTCGGGCCGACCGCGAACCTCAAACGGGCGGTGGCGTCGAAGGTCGTTCAGTACGACCAGGACGGCGTGGCGGTCGGCATCGTGGGCTACACGCGAGCCGCCAAAGGAGCCGCGAGCAGTGCCGCAGGAGGCAGCGTTCGCACGGGGAAGGACCGTGCGTTCCACCAGTGGCTTTTGGAGTTCGGCACGGACGCGCGAAAGATCAACAACGCGAAGCTCAGGAAATACACCCGCCGCAGTCCGACCGCCCCGTTCACTCGGGTGCGAATGGGCAAGGTAGAAACCGTAAGCGGGAAAGGCGTCTTTCACGAAGTCCAAGAAAAAACGCCGACCTACATCGCGTCCTCGTTCAACAAGCTCGGGCCGTTCAAGGTGCTGCGGGACACGACCGGCGAGGGCCGAATCCAGACGTATCCAGGGTATCCAAGGGCGTTTTTTAAGAAGTCAAAAACGCCGTTTGAGATCGCACCCTCGCCAGCAGGCGGCGTGAAGGGCATCCCGCCGGTCAACGAGGCGTGGCTCCAGACTCAGGCCGAGATGGCGGCGATCCTCCAGCGAGAGTTGTCCCTGACGCTGGCCGAGGCGTGGGCTGCTCTGAGATACCGATCCACGGGTTCCGTCAGCGGCACGGACACGCTCTAGGCTGCATGGGGCGGGGGGGCTTGCCGCATAGTGCGGTATGCCCCTCAAAAGCCCAGAGCAGGCGATCAGCACGGTCCTCCTGTCCAACCCGGCGGTGGCGGCGGTGATCGGCACGCGAATCTATCCCGTCCTCGCCCCGGCCTCGGCCGACCTCCCATTCGCAACGTGGCGGCGGTCTGGCGTGCAGCGTCAGCAAACGCTCAGCGGGCCGATGGGGATGCCAACCGTGCTGCTGAGCATCGAACTGTTCGCCATTACCTACGAGGCAGTAAGAGACCTCGCCGACCGCGTGCGGCTCGCTCTGGATGGGTACGGGGGCTCACCGTCAGACTCGGTATTAGTGAACAACGTCAGCCTCGACAACGAGATAGACGGGTTCGTGCAGTTGGCGGGAGGCGATATGCCGCCCGTCTACAGCGTGTCGCAGACGTTCTCAATCATGTGGTCCGAGATATAGGAGCCGAACTCAATGGCCGATACTCCTCATGACGGTACAGGCACAATCATCAAGTTGGGTGCTACCAACTACACCGCCACGAACATCGTCATTACCTTTACGGACCCGACTGCCGACCAAGAAAAGATCGACGTTTCGCACCTGGGCCAGACTACGGGTGCTTCGATCCTCACGCAGGATCGGCCGCTCCAAGGCTCGACCACCGACACCG